TTATCTGATACTGGATCATATTACCTTCCTGGCGATAAACTTACTGTTTCTAAACTTGGTGGTACTACAGAAGCTCCACAATTAACAGGGTGGTTATATAACGTTAAAAAATTAATTGAAGTTACTGGTATAACCTATGGTGGTGTTAATAATCAATCTGCGACAGTAACATGTAGTAATGATCATGGTTTATTGGTGGGTGATCAGGTTACCATTTACGGTGCAAACCCAACAATATATAATGGCACATTTTTAGTATCTTCAAGGGATTCTGCTAATGTATTCCAATATGTTCTTCCAAATACAGCAGTTGTAGAACCACAAGGTAATATTTTAATATCAGTTGACTTGAATAAAGGTAAGTCTACTGATACTGCTATTGAGAGTATAATTTCACTTTATACCACTAACGTACAAAACACATTCTTTAATAATGACTATGTGTATGTTGCTTCTACTGGTATACCTAACTATAACATTGGTCCTTTTGTTGGTTCGGCACTTCTTCCAGGTAACCAGAGGAAACTTAATAGATTCCCTCTAGCAACTCAAACTATATCTACAAAAACACAAACATTATCTGGATCTATTGGTACTTGGATTAATGGTGTTTCTGTACAATCCTATAAATCAACTACTAAGAAAACATTTGGTGCAATAACATCTATTGGTATTACAAATGCAGGATCAAATTATGATGCTGAAAGACCTCCTACAATTACTATTGCTGGCGGTGGTGGCGATGGTGCTTCTGCTGCAGTTGTAGTTGATGGATCATTAACTGATATCGAAGTATTAACTGGTGGATCTGATTATACGTCTTCTCCACTTGTTTCTATCGTTGGTGGAGGTGGATCTGGTGCTTCTGCTACTGCAATCGTTACTAGAGGAGCAGTTTCTAGAATTCTTGTTAATAATGGAGGAACTGGATATACTTCTAAACCATCTATTACTATTGTTGGTGGTGAAGGAACAGGAGCAACAGGTAATGCATCTGTTAGAGGTCCAGTTAAGAGTATCAATATTAGTAATGGTGGAAGTAGCTATACTTCTTCACCAACAGTCACACTTAGTTCTGGCGAAGGTGCGGTAGCACAACCAATTGTAAGTAATGGTAGAATTATATCAATTGCTATTATTTCTGGTGGTGTTGGATATACTACTGCTCCAGAAGTTACTATTCTTGGAGATGGATTTGGTGCAGTTGCAAAAGCAACTATTGATTTGGATGGAGAAAACGTTGGAAAAGTAACGAGTATTGAAATACTTAATAGGGGTATAGGTTATACACAAGGTTTAACAACTATTGTTCTTGATTCTGTTGGAAGTGGTGGTTTATTCTCACCTAATGTTTTCCAGTGGGTTTATAACCTTCAAGCAACTACTAATACTGATAGTGCAAAAGGTGCTATTTTTGAGGGTCTTAATACTCAGTATGGTGGTGAATATGCACATATCTCCAACCCACAAAGATTGAGATATATTCTTGGTGATAACTTAATTAGTGCTATTGATGGCACTATTACTGAAAAGGATAGTCAACTAGATCATTCTCCTGTTATTGGTTGGGCATATGATGGTAATCCAATATATGGTCCATATTCATATGAAGATCCTACTGATTTAGGTTCTAATATTGTTAGAATGAGATCTTCTTATGCATTAAAGACTAATTTAGTTTATAATGAGATATCTAACCCAACTCCAGTTAGAATTGACGGACCTTTACTAACTTCCGAGATTGCAGGTAATTTTATAGAAGATTATGAATATAATTTTGGTAGTGGAGATCTAGATCAATATAATGGTAGATTCTGTAAAACTCCAGATTTTCCAGATGGTAGATATTGTTATTTTGTAACTATTGATGCTACTGCTGCTGGTGATTCAATTTTCCCATATGTTATTGGTGATAGATACAATTCTCTTGTAGATGTTTGGAATTTATCTACAGATGCTATTCAGCAGAATATTCCATCTGGGGTTATTCGTTATAGAGACCCATATGAAAATGTTGATATTGATGTAGAGCGTACACCAAATGAAACATCTAATGCAATAACAACCGAAGATGGATTCATACTTCTATTTGATCCTGAAGATGAAGATGGAAGTGGTGTTATTGAACAAATAGAAATCGATGATCCAGAGCAAATGTATGAGGAATCACCTCTACAATTGTATGATTACTTCCCTAAAGTAAGATTCGACTCAAAAGTTGATATTGAAGTTGAAACTATTGAAAAATTTGAAGATGCATCTGTTAGCGGATTTATTATTGAAAATCCAGGTAAAAACTATCAGGTAAATGATATATTAGTATTCGATAATACTGGTACTGATGGTAGTGGTATATCTGCTAGAATTTCTAAGATTACTGGAGAGCAAGTACAGCAATATACTTTTGAAAGTGTTGAAGGTGTAAGTTATGGTATTTTAACTACTAGTGTTCCTCACAATATAGTTGTTGGTGATGAGATTTTTGTTGAGTCTATTCCTATAATGGATAACACCAACAAAACTTATAAAGCAAGGCAATATAAAGGTATAGAAGAGATTACAGTTACACAAACAGGTAGTGGTTATAATGTAGACATTCCACCTGAAATTGTTATTGATGGTGATGGAGAAGATGCTGAAATACAAGCAGTTTTAACTACTGTTGGTAGTATTGAGCAGTTTAATATTATCAATTCTGGATCCAGTTATGTTAATAATCCTAGAATTATTTCATCACACCCACAAGTCTTTAAAAAGGCAGATTATTATGCAACATTAATTAGTAATAATGATTATGTTAAAGTTAATGATATACATGTTAGTGCTAATAAGGAAACTTTCATCTGTGGATCAACTTTAGATGCTCAAGGAGATACTGTAGGGTTTATTGCCAAAATATCTGCGTTAGGTGTTAAAGAGTGGGAAAGGACTTTAGAATCTAGTTTACCTGCTGCTGGCATTACTAGTTTAGAATTTGAAAGACTTCTTGTCGATGGTTTAAATGTTTGGGTAGTTGGTCATAATAGACCAAATGGATCTTTATTAGACGATTACAACCCAGATGTTGTTTTAACTAAGTATACACAAGCAGAAGATGGACTAAGTGCTACATTAACTTGGCAAAAGGCATATTCTGGTATTTCTGGATCTACAAGAGCTGATCACGTTACTTCTTTAGTAAAACTATCAGATAGTCGTTTTGTTCTTGGTGGTTTTACCAATACAAACTCATCTAATCCATATGATGCTTTTATTGCTGTAGTTGATACTGCAGGTACATTTGTTAATAAGAGAAAACTAGCATCTGCTGATAAATCTGAAAAGATTGTTGATATGATAGTAAGTGGAGATAATCTCTATTACATAATGGAAATGACAGATACTGCTGTCGGAAATGACACTACACTTGGTTTAGGTAAGGCAAGTGTATCCACTACGTTAATTACTGTTGATTGGATTAAAGAAATAGAACAATCAGTATATTCATTCTTAAATGCAAGTCTTGTAGTTGATGAATATAATGAATTGTATGTAACTTCAACTTTAAGATTGAAGAGTGATGATATTACTAAAGATAGTCTATGGGTTGGTAAATTTGATATCGATTCCGATTTAATATGGAGTTATAGATATCTCATGCCTTCTAGAGAAGTAACTGTAGTTAATAGAAGTGCGATTGATATATTTGGTAATTTGAATATAGCATACACTGAGGAGAATATTACTAGTGGTGAAAGTAAAATAGGTACTATAAAAATTAATTATAAAGGTGAGATAGTAAATCATACTCAAAATACACTTGATATTACTAATACAACTGATAATAATATTGAAGGTATTGCTGCTGGTGCTCTTAATGTAGATAATTCTGGTGATGTCTATGTATTTGGACAAACTAAGTGGAATAGAAATGAATGCGTCTTTGATTTTGCTGCTAATGAGCAAGTAGACCTTTGTGGGCGTTATACTTTAAATACAGTTGGATTAACTAGTTCAGTAACATATTCTGATAATGTTGCTAAGATATATGGATACAATCCTTCTGGATTAAACTCTTCATGGGTTAATTCTGCTTTAAGGATTGATTCATCTGATTTAGGAAATACATTAGCAGATAATTGGACTATAGATTTTATGATCTATAAGGATTCTACTGCTTCACAGACATTATCTCAGGCAAATCAAACTTTATGTGGTATTGGTAAAGCAAAAGGTGCAACAGGTGGATTGTGGTTAGGATATAATAATGCTAGTGGTGAATTGCAGTTAGTTACTGCAAATAATGCGACCCAGTTGCAAAGTGGTAGTGGTGTATCATCATCTCAAACCAATATGTATGCTGACAATTCTTGGCAACATATAGCATTAAGTAAGGAAGGTAATTCAGTTAAGGTGTATGTTAATACTGTATTGGTTATTAATGCAACTATAACAAATACTGCATGGGGCAATAAGAATCTATACTTTGGTAACCAAGAAGGATTTGGTGCAACTGCAACCGACTATAATAGTGCATATCAAGGACAATTCTTTATTGATAACATTAGAGTAAGAAATAAACCATTAGTTCCTACAGCTCCATCAGATTTTGCAAGTTTACCTCCAGCAACCATACTTGCCTTTGCTCATACTTGGGTGGATACTGCTTGGTTTAATAATAATATTACTAAGTATGATTACATTGATTATAAAGGATTTGGATTAAAGGTAGATAAGAATGCTGATGCTGCAAGACTTGGAGATAAAGGAATACAGACAAATTCTCAGGTTAAATTTACAAGAACTGCTATTGTTCCTGTATCTGGTACTTTAGCTACTGTAAGTAACGTTACCTTTACTTTAGGTGATAGTGGATTGCAGAATTTGGACTATAACGAAGCGGATTCTAATCATACTAATGCACTTGGATCTACTACTTATTCTACTGATGTTTGGTCATCTAGAAATGCTACTATACCTGCTCCAGGATCTCAAAAAGTACAAGTTACTGCTGCTGTAAGAAATAGGTATTACTTTAAACAAGCAGACACAATAAAGATTGATAATATCCAAAAACTAACAATTAACCAAGATTTCCAAGTAACTATTGGTGCTAAGCTCAATTTGAATAATGGAGGTGTGTTTGTTAATAGTGGTTATGTTACTAGTGTGGATAAACTAAATAAGCACATTTATGTTGCAGTTAATAATAATGATTGGGATAATGATATTAATATTGGTGAATTGAGCACTACTAGATTTGATGAGCAAAGTACTTACGGTGTAATAGGACCATTAGTTAATGATACTAATGATATTAGGCAATATCAATTCCTTGCTGTTACTGACACTACTCCAGGAACATTTGATCTTGATTTAGCAAATTATAATGCTCCTAGTGATATTGGTGGCACTAATAACTTAGATGACTTTGGTAAATTTAAAGTATGGGGTACTGAAGTTTATAAAGCTAGAATTCTAGAAACTTCTGGTACTTCTCCATATATTCCTGGATCTGTTATTGAAATTCCAGCTAGTAGTCTTAGTTGGAATGCAGCATACTCTACTGTCCAAATAACTGGATTGACTGCTGTTGTTAAAATTGATTTAATAACAGATCTTACAAAGATACTTCAAGTAACTGCAGTTTCAAATAGTGATGAAGTTTATGTTATTACTAATAATTCTCATTATTTAAATGCTGCTGATGTCATATATGTTGATGGAAACCCATCTACTCAAGTTGGTGCTACGGTTTATGATGAATATAATGGATCATTTACAGTTCATTCAGTAATTGGTATTAAGGAATTTACTTATAAGTTGGCATCTATAGCAGTTGCTGGTCCTGCTACAATTCCTGGTAATGTTGAAGTATTTGCTAAATCACCAATATTAAAGCAGTATTATGGACATCAATACATTTTTGATGTTAGTCACTCTACTATGTTGGGTGGAAACATCTCATTCTCTAAAGATAGTCTTAATAAACTTGAATACTCTTTCAACTCTATAGAAAGGATTGGCACACCAGGAGTTACTGGTCAAGGATTGCCAACACCTTCTGTAAAATTAAAAGTTGATGAAGGTATTGTCACTAATATTTCTTACTATTTTGATCCATCTAGGACAGGAGTAGATTCTCCAGTTGATCCAAATAGTTTCTTAGATATTGTACCTTCTCCATATATCGGTAACTTTATACTAACTTCCACATCTGGAGGTACTATTACTACTGGTGATAATATTTGTAGATTTAAGTTGGGTAGTGAGCCAGAAGGTGCTGCAGAAACTGCCAATACAACATATCAGACGAGCTCTATAAAAGCAGTTGGTAGTATTGGTGATGTTAGAATTGTCAATCCAGGTGGATTCTATACCAAACTTCCTGCAGTAACTAGCATTATCTCTAGTAGAAAGATTGAAAGGGTGCAAATTAATGAGCCAGGAACTGAATATGAGCCTGGTGAATATATTTCAGTACCAATTTCTGGAGATGGTGAAGGTGGTTATGTTTCTATTAAAGTTGAGAATACCACAGATGATGAAGGAGAAACAACTCCTGGACAAATTATAGAGGTAAATGTTACTTCTCCAGGTAAAGGATACACTACAGCAACTATTGATATACAATCAATTCCTGGTATTCTTGGATCTGGATTGAGTGGATCTGGAGCAGATTTGGTAGTTGTTATTCCTCCATATGGCACAGGTGCTTCTATCTTTACTAAAGGTACTAATGTTGGTAAGATTAAGAAGTTAAACAATAACAACTTTGGTTATGATTATACTCATGACTATACACTTAGACCTGAAATCACATTCCCATTGAATGCTCAGTTAATTAATACAAGTATTCTAGAAAGTATTACTATTACTAACCCAGGATCTGGATATACTCAAGCACCTGTTGTTTCTATCACTGGAGGTGGTGGTAGTGGTGCTATTGCAGAGTCTACAGTTAAGAATGGTAGATTAGATAGTATTATTGTTAAAGATCCTGGTGCTGGATATTCTACAGAACCTGTAATTAGTCTTAAGTCTTCATTCAACTATGTTGTTAACCTTGACTTAGGATTACTACAATTTGCTTACCCACATGGTATTACTAATGGTGCCGAAGTTACTCTTAATGTAGTTAATACAGGAGATGGTGCAAACTTCCCTGTTGCTGCTGGTGCTATTGGTACTTTGAATGGAAGCACAACATATTATGCAATTACAGGTGCATCAAATTCATTAGACACTGATCAAATGAAGATTGCTCTTACATCATCTAACGCTGCGTTGGGTGATGCAATGACATTCATTAACGCAGGTGTTGGTCGTCAACAGGTATTGACATCATCATTTGGTGGTGCTGCTGAAGCAAATGTTATTACTTCTACTTTCTTAGAAGGAGAATTATTATATCAAGGTGATACTCTTGAAAATGCTACTGCAACTGGATATGTTTCAACTAATAGTGGTTGGCAGATTGGATCTAGAATTGTTAAGATTGTTAATTATGATGGTCTCTTTAATAATGGTCAGAAGGTAACAGGAACAATTTCTAAGTCTTCTGGTGTTATTAGTGATATCAAGATTGCTAAAGGTGTTTTGGAAATTGGTCCTATCACTAAAACTACAGGACAATTTGTTGATGATGTTGGTAAACCTTCTGAAATTATTCAAAAGATTCAAGACTCTTACTATTATCAAGATTTCTCTTATGCAGTTAACTCTTCTGTCTCAATTGAAGAATGGAAGAATACTGTAATTAAAAATGTCCACCCTGCATCATTTAAAGTATTTGGACAATTAGAAATTCAGGATAAAGCAGAGATTACTAATAAGGAAACTGATTTTGAATTAACTAAGTCAGTTGAATTAGCTAGAGATGCAGTTGTACCAAATATTCAAAGTTTTGCTCTAGGTGAGCCAATATACCAAGAATTTAATAATACTGAGGTATTATTCAGACAAAAGAGATTGACTTCTTCTGAGAATATCTTGACCTCTGTTGTACAAAGAGTTGATAATATATCTGGTTTATTTGATGGTGAAAGAACTCAATTCCCACTAACAATTGAGGGTGAGAACGTAATTGCCAACTCAAACCAGTTGATGATTATTCTTAACGGTGTTGTACAAACTCCCGAAGAATCATTCAAGATTCAAAGTGACTCTATTGTATTCAATGAGCCACCAAATTCAGTTGCTGCTGTTAAGTATGTTGATGTAACAGTTAATCAAATTGCTACCAAGTTATTTACTGTAACTAATGCATCTGGTATTTTCCCTAATGTTGGAGATGTTCTTGTAGGTGTTATTTCTAGTGCTGAAGCTAAAGTGGTTGGTACAGCAGGTGATACAATTACAATATATGTAACTTCAGGCACATTCCAACTTAATGAAGTGATTGAAGGTAGTGCTACTGGATTTGGTGCATTACTTCTTAGTAGTGTTGATCAGACAAATACTGGATTGTTTGGATTTGGTGAGACAGTTAGAAATCTTGATGGTGATACTGCAAAGGTTGAAAGAATTAACTTAGCAACTGGTCAAGAAATTCCAATAGCAGATGTTAGATTCTCAATTGGAATAAGCACAGTGCAATTTGATGTTGTAGAAATTAGAACAGATGGTGTTGAATATCCACTTGCTGACGGCACTTTTACAGTTGGTAGTCAATATCAGATAGCATCTGAAATTATGACAGTGCAGACTATTTCTAATGGAGTATCATCAACTACAATAGAAGTCCTTAGAGGTCAGTCTGGTACTACTGCCGTAGCACATCTAGCAGGTACACCAATTTATGGTACTGATGTAAATGTTACTAATAGTTTGCTATTAAGTAAAACAGTTGGTACTTATCAATCTACTCCAGGATTATTTGATATTCAGTTAAATGATGTTATTATTGCTGCTGGATCAGGTGTTGTTGCACAAATTACTTCAACCACACCTTACCAAGACCCTGTAACTAGTCAATTTGTTGATACAGTTACTATTTCTGAAGGATCAACATTCTTTGGTCTTCTATTCAACAGAATTACTTCTCAAACATATCCTAATGTAATTTTAGATAACCTATCTCAATCACAGATTAATATTGTAGAATATGAGAATTTTGAGTCTGCTACTCCATTCAATGATAAATTCCCTGCTAATGAGATTCTTAATAATTATATAATCAAATATATTAGTCCATCTGGTGCTGCAGGTGCTCATACTTATGTTGGTGGTACGTCAACAGCTGCACTTACCTTTAATGATGATTCTACAAAGAATGTAACTGATGCAACATACAATGGTGCAACTGGTGAAATGGAATTGACTATTGGATCACATAGTTACACAACTTCAAATACAGTTACTATTGGTGAAAATAAGTTATCCTTTACTTGTGATTTGGATGGTAATGCTACCACTCACACATATCCAAGAACAACAGATCCAGCATATAATACTGCGTTAGCAATTAGTGCAGTTACAGGTACTACAATCACAGTCAACGTTGGTGTTGCTGGTGGATTTAGTGAAGGTGAGACAATAAGAAACTATAAGTTAGATTACTCAAATAATGATGGTGAATTCCTAAACAATGATACTGCATTTGTAAGAAAACTATCTCTAAGAGATGAGCAAGGTGATGGATTCTTCTCTAAAGGTCAAGTTGTTAGATCTGAAAATAGTAAGGCAGAAGTATTAGGATTTAACCGTGCTAGAAGCACTGTTTACCTTGGTAAGATGGGTAGGTCAAAACCATCTGGTGAAGACTACCATTATGTTACTTTCAATGACGATGCTCAGTTGGATACATCTCAGAAGAAGTATGGTGATTCTTCACTACTACTTGGTAAAGCATTTACTACTCATATATGGGTAAGTGGTGTTACTGATGCGATTACTGCAAATGCTGGTGGATCATTTACTGCTGCTAGTGGCACAACTTACAATCCTGCAACTGGTGACTTAGTTCTTGAAATTGGATCACATAGTCTTACTACAAGTAACACGATTCAAATTGCTACTGGTGGATTATCATTCACTTGTGATGGTGACAATCATACTGCTACAAAAACATATCCTCGTGCTACTGACCCTGTTGCTGGTCAAACCATTGCTATCACTGCGGTTTCAGCGACTACAATTACAGTTGATGTAGGTATTGCATCTACCGATTTAGATTATATAAATATCGATTCTTCTACTGAGTTTGGATTCGGCACAGGCGACTTTACAATTGATGGATGGTTTAGAGCTGACAATGTAACTGGTGCAAAAGCTATAATTGACTTTAGGACTACTGGTACTGAAGTTTCACCTTATCTCTATCTTGATAGTGGTAATGTCAAGTATTTTGTTAATGGATCTGTTGTAATTACAGGAACAGCATCCATTTCTTCAGATACTTGGTATCACTTTGCTATATCAAGATCTGGTGGCACAACTAAGATGTTTGTTAATGGATCACAAGATGGTAGTGATTATGCTGATACAAATAATTATGGATCTACAAAACCAATTAGAATAGGTGCTACTATTGTTTCTGGTGATGGTTTCATTGGTAGTATTGATGAAGTAAGAATTTCATCTATTGCTCGTTATACTACAAACTTTACTGCTCCATTAGGATTCCATCAGGGAGATTTGGATACTAAATTACTTCTTCACTTTGATGGTACTGATGGTGAGAAGTGGACTGATGATTGGTCTGGTGAGCAAGATTGGACTAATGGACATGATTTCAATAATGATTCTATATTAGCAACTTCTCGTAAGATTGCAGAGCACATATATGTTGGTGGCACAGCAACTAATGCTGTTTTGATTAATCAAGGCAATGTATTGAAAGATGTAACTGATGCATGGTATAATTCAAGGACAGGTGATTTAGAATTAGAAATTGGATCACATAGTTATACAACTGCTAATACTCTTCAAATTGCTGCTGTAAGTCTTACTTTCACTTGTGAGCAAGATAGTCATGGATCGAATCATTCATATCCTAGACCATCTGATCCTATTTACAATAAGAAGATTGCAATTACTTCTGTAACTGCGACAACAGTTACTGTTAGTGTTGGTGTTGCTCTTCCAGTTGGATTTGTTGGTAATACACATCGTTATTTGGATGCTGCAGATCTACTATTAGCTAATAAAGCATTCTTATCGGAAGAGATCGAAGCAATCGTTCAACCAAGTCTTCCAGTATCATTAGATAACTCACAAAATACTTTAATAAGTGCTCCTGATTACACTACAAATGATAACTTTAGTTGGGGTATTGGTATTGGTAATGGTAAGATTGTAATTGGAAGTAGAGGAGATGATAGTAATACTGCATATGATATAGGATCTATCTATATTCATGATATAAATGGTAACTTTGAATCTAAGGTTACTGCTAGTGATGCTCAACAATATGATAAATTTGGTGATACCGTTGCTGTAGGTAGTAGTAAGATTGTAGTTGGTGCTCCACAATCAGATCCTAATGGTCTTTCTTCAGGTTCTGTTTATGTTTATGACCTTAATGGAACAAATGAAGTTAAGATAACTCCAACTGGAGGTGCTGCAAGTAGACTCTTTGGTAATGCTGTTGCTGTTGGTGATAATAAGATTGTAGTTGGTGCTTATGGAAATGTTGCTGGTGACGAAGCTGGTGCAATATTTGTATATAACCTTGATGGCACAGGCGAAATTAAGATAGAACCAAGTGATGGTGATGCTAATGACAGATTTGGATGGGCAGTTGCTATTGATACAGTCAATGATAAGATTATAGTTGGATCTCCAGATTCTGACCCACAAGCTGCTTCATCTGGATCAGTTTACATTTATAATTACGATGGTAGTGGAGAAACTAAGATTACTCCTGGTGATGGACAAGAGAATGATTACTTTGGATGGAGCGTTGCGGTTGGTGATAATAACGTAATTTATATTGGTGCTCCTGGTGATGATGATAGAGGTTTCTCTGCTGGTGCAATGTATGTTTATACTATTGCTGGTGTAGGAGTATCAAAACTCATTCCTACTTCAGTTGGTAGTTACGATTACTATGGATCAAAAGTTGCTGGATATGGAACTAAGGTATTTGTTTCTGCATATGGAGCAGATGATAATGCACCTCAAGGTGGTGTAGTCTATATGTTTAATCAAGATGGATCTGGTGCTATAGAAAAACTTTATGATACTACAACTAATACTAATAGTAACTTAGGTAGCAATGCTTTAGTTGCTGCTGAAGGTAGAGTTATTGCAAGTAGTCGTGATCAAGTTGGTAGTGCATTGTATGCTGGTAGAGCATACTTGTGGTCTTATGCTTCTGTTGCTGGAGATAATGCATATGATACTGAAGTTGGAAATGCTATTGATGCTCTTGTAGGTGACCTTCGTAATGGTAGTAATAACCACATGTGGGACTTTGCTGCTGCTAATGTTGATAGATCTGGCACTCCTACTGCTGGAGACCCAGTTACAACAACAAGATTTACTGGTGAAGAAAGTTTCCTATTATCAACTTATGGTTATGTAAGTAGTTTAGCTCAAGATATTGTTACTAACCAATTGATTGCTGTTACAGGAACTCATGGGTTGACTCAAATTACTGATGCATCTTTAACCGATTCATTATCCACAACATTCCATACACCAACAGATGCTGCATATGATCCATCAACAGGTATTGTAACTCTTACACTTAATAATCATGGATTCACTAATGGCACTAAGGTAAGAATGGCTGATAATGCATTAAAGATGAGTTGTGCATTTGGCGGTGCTTCAGGCCCTGCTGCTGAGAAGACATATCCTAGATCAACTGACCCTATTAGTGGTAAGTTTATAGAAGTTTCTAATGTCCAAACCAATACGTTTGACATTCAAGTATTGGATACTCTTAATGGTAGTGTTCCTTCAACAAATACTGATGCTCATACATTTGTATCATTTGAAACTCGTGGACTAGAAAGACAACTATCTACATATACAGCACTTAGTAAAATTACACCTAAGGCTGCTGCATATGATGCTGCTACTGGTAATCTTGTACTTAATATTGGCACTCATTCATTAACTACTGCTGATACAATATCAATTAAATCAGAATCAATTGTATTTACATGTAATAAAGATGATAATACATTAGAAACTGGTTATCCTCGTGCTACTGATCCTGCAGCAAATGCAGTGCTTGCTATTACAGCAGTTGGAACAAAAACAATTACAGTTAATGTTGGTCAATCACCTGTTGATGAAAGATATGCACACACATTTGTATCTGCTGCTAAGAATGCTGTAACAGTATTAAATTACACTACTGCAGATTGTCTTGATGTTAAATCAACGATTGATACTTTGATGGCGATTGCAGAAGATACACTTACTGAAGGTATTAGTGCAACCGCTATTGCAAATGGAGATTGGTTAGCATATGTTAGTAAGATAACTCCAGCATATGAATATCTTGGTGCTACTGTTGATGCATTTATTGAAGTACCAATAGACCTTTCTTTACATGTAGCAGATATTGATACAATTTATACAAATAGAATTGACCTTAAGACTAAGGATAGGTTTAAAGATGCTGCAAATCTAATTCGTCTTAATAGAGGTGCAATTGTAGATAAAGCATCATTTGATTTATTAGATCGTTATCCAGATTTGGCAGTTGATATGCCTCGTAACGATAATGGTGCTGGAGAAGGTACCTTAAGATGTAAGACTGATTTGGGTCAAGTATTAGACGGAATTGCAGAAGACCTTGAAGATGGTGGAAACAGAAGAACTATAAGAGGTGGTAGATTCTATCTTGGTAATAATGATGTATTATTACATATTAGATTGCAAGTATGGCAGTCTTCTTATGCTCATGAGCGTTTAGCATTCTATACAAAACAAGCAATTACAGGTGATTTAGATGACACAAATACTGACTCTGTAATTATTTCTGATTGGAATATTACTAATGATACTCCAGGAGCACAGTTTAGTGTTTCTGCTGCAACTTATGATGTTGCATCTGGTGACATAACCATGAATATTGGAGCACATCAACTTCCTGCTGGAAGGATGATTCAATTAGCAACAGATTCATTATCATTCAGCTGCACATACGGTAGTGGAAATCATACTTATGTCGGTGGAATAGTTAAGTATGCTAATACTGGAGATCATACATTTGTATCTGGTCTTTCTGATGCTATTAGTGTTACTGGTGGTAGTAGCGGTCCATTCACTGCTTCTGGTGGAACAAATTATGATCCAACCACAGGTAAGATGGAAATCTTTATTGGTACTCACAGTCTTACCACTGCCAATACAATTCAGATTGCTAATGACGGTATAACATTTACTTGCACTAAGGATGGTAATGCAACCAACCATGCATATCCAAGAGCAACTGATCCTGCATCTGGCAAAACCCTTGTTATCACTGCAGTTACATCAGCTTCAATTACAGTTAATGTTGGTATTGCTAATGCATTAATGGTTACTGGAGCAGACACAGTTCACACTTATAATGGTGGTACTTCATCTAATGCTATTACAGTATCAGGTGGATCTCAATTTGATGTTACTGGTGCAGTTTACGATCCTCTTAGCGGTCAGTTAGACATGACTATTGGATCTCATAGTTTAGCAGCTCCTACTACACATACTGCAGAAGCTGGTAGTGCATATAATCCAACTACAGGTGTTATGACCTTGAAAGTTAGTGGTCATAACTTCGCTAATGGTGATTTAGTTTATCTTGATGATGGTGCTATAACCTTTAGTTGCACATATGGTGCTGGTAATCACAACTACGTTGGTGGAACAGCAGTTGGTGCATTAAGTGTTACTGGTGCTTCTAGTCCATATAACGTTACTGATGCGGATTACAACGCAGTTACAGGTGTAATGGTATTAACTATCGGTAATCATAGTTTAACTACTTCTGATACAGTAACAATTGCTGCAGGTTCTCTAGACTTCCAGTGTGATTTGGACAACTATGGATCAACTCATTCATATCCAAGAATAACAGATCCGTCATTCAATACTTCAATTGCTATTACTGCTGTTGATACTAATACTATTACAGTTAATGTTGGTGTTAGCTCTCCAGGAACTGCTTATCCTCGTGCTAATGATCCTATTAGTAATAAGTGGATCACAATTTCTGGTGTTACTACTGATACCTTCGATATTCAAGTATTAGATACCACCCCTTCCACAAATACAGATACTCATACATTTGTAAGTGCAGCAGCAGGTGCTATTAAGAGAGCAGTAACTAGAGTTACTATTGGTCAGGATAAGTTATCATTTACTTGTGGAATGGATGGCAATACTGCTACTAAGACATATCCAAGAACAACTGACCCTGTATACAATACAGCAATTGCAGTTAGTGCAGTTACAGCAACAGGAATTACAGTTGATGTTGGTCAGGCTTCAGGATTTGTGATCAGTGATGTTGATTATAATCCTACTACTGGTGACATGGAAATGACTATTGGAAACCATGCACTAACAACCAGCAATACTGTAACTATTGCTCCTGATGTATTATCATTTACGTGTGATGCTGATAATCATCAAACAGTACATACTTATCCAAGAACAACAGATCCTTCATACAATACTGCAATTGCTATTACTGGAGTTACTTCAACAACAATTACAGTTAATGTTGGTCCTGTATCTGGTAGTCAGACTAAGACATATCCTCGTGCAACTGGTGCAGATTATGCATATGAGAAAAATCTTAAGATACTAACATCTACAGCAAATACTATTACAGTAAATGTAACTGATGGTAAAGCAACCTCTATCGATTCTCCACACACATTTGTTTCAGCAGTTGCTAATTGTGTTACAGTTCCTGGTGATTGTGCTAATGTTAAGGATGCAATTGATACTTTGGTTAGTAGTCTTAATGACATAATTTCACCTAAAGATGAAAATTATCAGATTGCTGCTGATAGACTTTACTTTAATAGAGATTATATTGCTCAAGAAGTAATTGGATTAACTAAAAATTCATTCACATATAGTTTAGGTAGTCAGAGTTATAATTCATATTCATACACTGGAGATAATTCTGAAACTGAAGTTAAAAAAGACATTGAACTTATTATACTTTCTCTAATATCAGATTTACAAACAGGTGGAAGTAATAGTACTATTGATTCTGTTGGTGAATTCCTAACTGCCAATCTAACTCTTACTGGAGGAATCCAAGATATTTTAGGTCAGTTTATAGAGCAATTACGACAAATTAAGATTGTTGGTGCTAAAGCAATACAAAATCTTCTTTATACTCTTGGTAGTAACGTTACTGGGCAGCAATATGCTGCACAATACAATACAATAGCTGCTTATAGAGATACTGAGACTCCAACCAATATTGCTAATGTTGTTACTGACTTTGAGCAATTGGTTGATATCATTGTCAAGGAGTTTAATCCATCTGGTAAGAAGGGATTAAATTCTGCCAAGAACATGCTATTCAATGAGCATTATTATAAGGAGGAAATTGGATCTGTAGTTAATTCGCAATTCGGCACTAGTTCATGGACATATGATGATTTCATTGATACTCTTGTTAGTGATCTTGAGCATGATATTATCACTACGGATGTTTCAACTTCTAATACCACTCAAGCAACAAAGATATCTCTATTGAGAGAAGGTGTCATTAACACCATTAACTTTATAGGTGGTGCTGAATATCAAACAGCACCAACTATTACTATTGATGCTCCTTCTGCTGGTGGAATACAGGCAACTGCAGAAGCAGTACTAAGCTCCAGTGCAGTATTAACAAGTATTGGTGTTACTACTGGTGGATCTGGTTATAGTTACATACCAACTTATAGTTTCTCTGGAGCACCTTTCCTTGGTACTCATGGTGGTAACATGTTTATTAATGGAAGTGGAGTAGTTACTTCAGCAAATTATGATGGTCAAGTTACAGAAATGAAGGTTGCTAATGCTTCACAATTTGCTGTTGGTATTGGATGTGCTTTAGTTAATAGTGGTACTGGAACTTCATATAATGATGGATTTAATATTGGTCAAGATCATGTAAGATTTGGTGCTGGCACAGGATCTGTTGGTAACAGATACATTAGTATGGTCAATCCATTTGATTGCACTAATGTAGATAGAGTTAGAGTTTATGTTATCTCTGGAAATGCAGTAAACGGTGGTGATGCTAATGAAGATGGTGACGATCTTGCTTTATACTATTCAACTAATGGTGTAAGTTGGACTTATATTAATAGAATTGTATATGGTGGTACTGGAGGTGTTAACGGTATTGATGGACAAAACCAAAACCATGCACAGTTTACTGCTGGTGGTTTTGTAGATATTCCTCTTACCGAAGGCATTCAGCAAAGTCAGGTTTACTTTAGAATATGGCAGATTGGTCATTCTACAGATTCCAACTTTGATCATTATGGTATCTGGAGAATGGGTCTTATTGATGCTACACAACCTGGGTTTGATTTAGTCGGTAACTCAATTACAGTAAATTATAATGATGCTGATGCACAAACAGCAGCTACTACGGATCCAGATTTACAATTCAATGCTTCAGTAACAGTTGAACGTGTTAATATTACCAATAGAGGTACTGGTTATTCACCATCAAGTCCTCCAAGTGCTACATTTAGTGGTGGTAATCCAACAACACCTGCTACAGTAACTAACATTACTGTTATATTGGATAGTAGAAGATTTACTGCTGGTGAGACAATTATTTCTAGTGCTGGTGGTCAAGCAATTGTATTGGAAGATATTGGTAATGCTCTTTATATTGGACCTACTACAGGAATTGGTTTTGCTACTGGTCAGACATTATTCCAAGGTGCAATTACTGCAGTAATACCTTCCAATGGTGTTGGCAATCCATTTGATTGGTATACTAATGTTGGTAATGCTCAGACTTTCCAAACAGCAAGAACAATTCAATCTTTAGTTGAAGGTGAAACATCATCTCTTAACTTGGTAGCAAACCCTGAGACTGCAGTTCTTAACTCTTGGTATTTCACATACGGCACACCATTTAATGTTGCTGGTACTTCACCTGATGGATCGGAAACTGCGATTGCCTTTGATCCTTCTACTGATAATAATTATCATTATATTACTAGGTATTATACATTAACTGCATTTGAAACTTTTGACTCTAGTGGCAGTAAGTTTGATAGTGAAGGATTAACATGGGACGCTGGTCCTATTGATGAGGATTCTACTCAGCAATATACAATTTCCATGTTTGTGAAATCTGGTGGTACCAATGCTAATTCAGTTAGATTGTATCTTCAGTTAATACCATATGGTAGCTACTCTCTAATCCAAGTTAATTTAACAACAGGACAAGTTGAAGGAACATTCTTAAATAATTCCAGTGCAAATGAGTTAACATTAGACGATGCTGGTGCTATTCCTTATGGTAATGGATGGTATAGAATTTATATTACTGGAAGTTTTGGTTATGGATTTACTGGAATAAACAAATCTTTATTCGCTCTTAATTCTGGTGGATTGATGGCTTATGCAGGTATAGGAGACACTAGTGATATGATTCTGGTTTGGGGATCTAAAATTAATAAAGGTGGATTGGATGCATATACTGCAGTTGCTGGTGAAGTATTCTACTCTAATATAGAATATAATATTAAAAAGTATGCTTTAGAATTACTAGATGATTATACAGCATTGGCAATTTCTGGTACTTTAGCATCACCTGCAGCGTCTTCTAACTTTATTAGATATTTTGATTCTACAATAGGATCTGATTATAATGTAGATTCTATACAAAGAATTATTAGAGAGAATCTTAAAATGATTCAAAGTCAGTTACTTGATACTGATCATTATCTAACTGTTGATGTTAATAGTGGAATTAAAATTCCTAGTAAGACTTTTGGATCTAGAACAATTCCAATACCTTTAGGTGGTGGTATTGAAGGTGCAGATTTCTTATATGGTGCAATTAGTAACAGTAGTGCAGAAGTTAAAACTGTTACTGTTAACGAAGGTTTAGTTGTACAAGATTATAAGAGATTTAGAGTTTATACTACCATTACTGATGGTCCATTCCAAATGAATGAGACTATTAAGAAACAAGGTGATCCTACTTGCCGTGGTATTGTTTATGGATTCCATGAAGATGAAAACTACAAGTATGTTGATATTAGAGTTACTGGTGGTACATTTGCTCTACTTGATATTATAGTCGGTGATCAAAATAGTACTACATTCCAAATTGGTAATATAGAAAATCGCCTTCAAATTATTGATGTTGAAGGTAATTTTGAAGCGAATTCCGTATTTAGAGGATATACTTCAGAAAGCACTGCTGCAACAGAAATATTCTTAAAGAATGATGCTGCTGTATTGACTAATACTGGAGGAAAACTTGTAGTTGATACTGAAACTTTAAACGGTGCATTTGAAAAAACTTCTGTAGTTTACGCAGAAAATTCTAGATTGTATGTTGAAGTGCAGAAATTTGCTGGATTGGCTGTAGATGTTGGTGACAGAGTTGTTGCTAACGGTTATCTCAAACTTGGAGTTTCAATTATTAATAGTGAAGATGGATTTGCTGTTGGGGATTATCTTTGGAAGATTACTAATGGTGTCCAAGATATTAATAATTATGGAATTATTAATAAAGTTGATGGCACTACTATACATGTCGTACCTGTAGCAGGTGATTTTGTAATCGGTAATGTTGTAGCTTCATATAATTCAGCAAATATTCGTATTGGATATGCAACAGTATCTACTAGAATTTCATATGCTGGTGCTGCAGCTGCACAGGTACAATCTATTGAAGATGTTGGACTTAATAAGAGACTTTATCTAAGTGACGTACTTGGTACATGGTCAGATACAGATTCATTAAAATCTGTTGATGGTTACAAGTCTGCAATTCTAGTTAAACAAGATCTAAAAGCAAGGGTGAATAGATCCTTCAGAGGATTTGATGGTACACAAACTATATTTGATCTTACCATAACCAATGGTACTCAATACTTCCCTGATACAGCAGGGCATATGCTCATCTTCATTAATGGTATTTTACAACCTCCAGGTGCAACAAATGCTTATACAGCATTCTCTGATAAGATACAATTTACTGAGCCACCATCATTAGGATCATCCTTCACAGGATTCTACGTTGGTAAGTTAAGACAGTTGGATGATATATCCTTCGAGTTTGACTCCTTACGTCAGTCATTCAACCTCAAGCGTAATGATGTATTCTACTCACTAACGCTAACAGAAGGTGTCCAGTCTTCCACAATACGTCCAGAAAATAATATCATCGTTTCTCTTAACGGTGTTGTTCAAGAACCTGGCGTTGGTTTTGAATTGGTTGGATCTAGAATTATCTTTACAGAAATTCCTCGTGTGGGATCAACTTTCGTAGCATTCTCCTTCGTTGGATCTGAAGCAGACGTTGACGCTGCAGAAGTTGTACCACCAATCGAGCCTACTGACTTTATCAGGATAGGTGGAGAAATTAGTGATCGTGAAGTTGCTGTTATTGAATCTTCTAACTCCTTGGTAACATTCGATTATCTTGGTGCTGTATTTGGAAAAGATGCACAAGCTTCAACTGCTATAACAAAGGGATCTATTCGTCAAGTTAGTGTCACCTCACCTGGTTCTGGTTATACATCCAGACCAGTTGTTAGAGTTGACTCCATTAGTGGATTTGACGCAAACATTAAAGCACTGGTTGGTGTTGGTGGTATCGTTGTTAATAATGGTGGTACTGGATATCAAAATCCAGAGATTGCTGTTGAGACATCAGTGCCTGATGATTGGACTGCACCAGATCTAAGTCAGTATGGTGAAGAAGTCATAGATCCAGAAATCGTTTAACCTCATAAATAACTAAAAACATATTGCCTTATGGCCAAGCAAGTAATAGGAATAGGTACCACCGCAGGAGACAACACTGGAGATACACTCCGTGTTGGTGGTGATAAAATAAATGACAACTTTACAGAGTTGTATTCAGCTATAGGTAATAGTGTTACTACTCAGATTAGTGTGACTAATGCTGGTACAGGGCAAGTGTTGCGATATGATGGAGCAGGTTTTGTTTCATCTGACTATAGTGCTCTTACATCATCCCTAGATGTAAATAGCAACTCTATAATTTCATCAAGTAATGGTAATGTTGTAATCGCACCAAATGGTACTGGCAATCTTCTACTAACAGTTGGTGGAATTACATCTACATTTCTTGGAGCAAATGGTGCAATTGACATTCCTGCTCTTCTAAGACATAAAGGTGAATATAGCTCATTAGCTGCGGCTCCTGTTGCTGCAGATTTTACTGGATACTTTTTCACTGTTGATGGTGATGATAATCCATATGTAAACATTAATATCACTACAGGTGGTGTTGGTGATACAAGAGCAAAACTTCTAACAGAATATACCAGTATTGATGGTTTATCAGACGTAGATACCACTACTGCTGCTCCTACAGCAAACCAAGTACTTAAATGGAATGATACTAGTAATAAGTGGGTACCTGCTGCTGATGACGCTGGTTTATCAAATGTTAACCTATTTGCTACAGTTGCTGGTGACACAGGATCTACAACTGCTGATAGTTCTTCAGATACATTAACTGTTACTGGAGGTAATGATATTGTTACTAGTGTTGTTGGTGATACATTAACAATTGACTTTAATGGTAGTCCCATTACAACCTTTGCAGGTTTAACAGACACTAATATTGCTGGACTTGCTCAAGGTAACTCAATATTTTATGATGGTCTTAGTTGGGTAAGAACTTCAAGTCCAATTATTTGGTGGGATTTGGGATCTGATGGATCTTCCCACTTTACTTTTGCTGGACCTGGATTTGCTAGTGCAACCAATGATCCAACAGTCTATCTTTATAGAGGATTTACCTATGCATTTGATAATAGTGTAAATGGTGGTAATCACCCATTTAGGATACAATCCGCACAAGGTTTACAAGGAGCACCATACACTGATGGTCAAACTGGTAGTGGAAGTAATATATTATATTTTACCGTCCCTATGGACGCACCAAACGTTCTATATTACCAATGCACAATTCATGCGTTGATGAATGGTGTTATTAACATTGTCTCATAATTAAATGGCAAGAACAGTACCTGGATCTGGAGCAGTAATTGAGCCTCTATTCAATAAAGTCTTTGGCATAAAAGCAGTCAAAGTAATTGAAGGTGGTAAGGAATACGAAAGTGTAGATCCACCTAGACTTACTATTACTGGCTGTGGTACTCCTACAGAAGAAGCGTTATTATATCCAATTATTGATGATGAATCGGGTAAAATTATTCATGTAAGAGTCTTAGAACCTGGATTGGGTTATGATCCATTGCGTGTTTCTATAACTCCCTTACAGGATACACCTACTGTTGAAACTTCCTTTGATATTAATAGGATATGGCAATCTAGTCCAAATTCCATTACTACTGGTAGTTTTGCCACAGATACAGATAGATTAACAATACAGACAGATGGTGATCCTAAACCTTCTAATATTA